AACAGTTTTCTAGTTGTGTGCTTATCCGCAGTGACGACGATTTGGATAGCATATTTGCTTCTGGAGAGATGATGGCCAAGTATGCCAGCAAACGTGCAGGCATTGGTTTAGAAATTGGTCGCTTACGTCCATTAGGCAGTCCTATCCGTGGTGGTGAGATTATGCACACCGGTATGATTCCATTCTTAAAGAAATGGTTTGGTGACCTACGCAGTTGCAGTCAAGGAGGCATTCGTAATGCTAGTGCTACAGTTTTTTATCCTATTTGGCATCATCAGTTTGATGATCTTATCGTCCTTAAGAACAACCAAGGAACAGACGAAACCCGAGTCCGTCATATGGATTATGGGGTTGTGCTGTCAGCTTTCTTCTGGAGACGATTTAAGAACAAAGAAAACATAACATTCTTTGACCCTAATGAAGTTCCTGACCTTTACGAGTCTTTTTACTCTAATACAACTTTGTTTGAAGAGTTGTATGTAAAATACGAAAAACGTAAAGACCTTCGCAAGAAAACTATGTCAGCTGAAGAAGTATTCAAAGGCGGCATACTGAAAGAGCGTACTGATACAGGACGCATTTATCTAGTGTTTGTTGACAATGTTATGAATCAAGGACCATTCGATCCTGAGTATCATACAATTTACCAGAGTAACCTTTGCTGTGAAATTCTATTACCTACTAAGCCATTTAAGCGTCTCGACGACGATGCTGGCCGCATCGCTCTTTGTACTTTGGGCTCCATTAACTGGGGAGCATTTAGAAACCCTGAGGATATGCGTAGAGCTTGCCGCATCCTTCAGCGTAGTCTATGCAACATATTGGACTACCAAGATTTCTTAAGTATTCAAAGTAAACTAAGTAATGATGAAATCCAACCATTGGGCATTGGTGTTACTAACCTTGCTTACTGGCATGCAAAACGTGGCTTAAAGTATGGCGAAAAAGATGCACTACAAGATGTTAAAAGCTGGATGGAGCATCAGGCATTCTACTTAACGGAAGCGACAGTTGAGTTGGCTAAAGAACGAGGTGCTTGCTTACATAGTGATAAGACACGTTACGGCCAGGGTACGTTCCCGTGGGAGCTAAGAGCCAAAGGTGTAAATGAACTAGCAGACTTTACCCCAGAACTAGATTGGGAATCATTACGTGTTAACATGAAACAGTATGGTGTTCGCAATGCTACACTTATGGCGATTGCTCCAGTAGAATCCTCTAGTGTTGTTATCAACTCAACTAATGGTATTGAAATGCCCATGAGTTTGATTAGTGTTAAGGAAAGTAAAGCAGGATCATTTGTACAAGTTGTTCCCGAGTATCACAAACTTAAGAACAAATATCAAATGATGTGGGATCAGAAAGACTGTGTTGGCTATTTAAAGACAGCAAGTGTGTTAGCTGCTTATGTGGATCAAAGTATTAGTACTAACACATTCTACAATCCAGCACACTGGGCAGATCGTAAAGTACCAACTACACTGATTGCTAAAAATTTAATGCAAGCTCATATGTGGGGATTGAAAACATTCTACTACAGCTTGATTAACAAAGCAGGTAGTAAAGCCGTAGAAGTAGCACAAGAAGTAAACGGTCATGTTACCGCAGGAATGAATGGGCATCATGTAGAAGTAGAACTATTAGAAGACGATTGTGAAGCTTGTAAATTGTAAACATGGATGAAAATTCGCCGCCTTATAAAATACATCCACATGTACATTTCAATCTTGAGTCCCTTCCAGTATTTGGAACTAACGAACGAATAGATTTCTTCTACAAATACAGACGAGCTGGAGAAAACTTATACATTGGAAACATTGATAAAAAAGATTTAGAATTAAAACATTCTAAACCTTTGTTCGACTCCCTTGAAAGATATTTTGATAGAACACATTACAAAATAAACCCATTAGCCATTGTTAAAGATTTTGATAAACGACTATTTCCTAAAGTTTGTTGGCTAACAGATTCATTTTTTAAAATTGGATTTAAGTATCCAGTGTGTGTTCACTACAATCCACGAATACAACAAAATGTAATACATCCAGGATCTATTCGTAATCATGTTATAAAATTATTTCAAGAAACAACTCTAGTCAACTGTTTGTATTTTAATACAGGTGGTGTTGAATTTGATTTTATGAAAGACTTAAAAGTTTTAACTAAAGAAGAACTTTTAAAATTTAATAAAAATCTAGAAATTGAATTAGTAGCAGACCATTGTTCTATCATACCGCATATTAATGTTGGACAAGATTCTGTTTCAAGTAACATTGAAACATGGCAGGAATTTATATATAGGCGTCTAACTAGTCCTTCGTTCACAGTTTTTACAAACGCTAGTATTCAATTACTTGAACCTTGGTACACAGACAAAGCACAGGCAAACATTGAAATAGAAATTAATGATGTTACTCCAACAGACAGTGAGTGGTTAGATATACTATGTAAATGTTTAATATTGGTAATTATTGGAAAGTCTTACAAATCTAAATCTTTAACTGTTACGCATAAGATTACTTTTGATACACCATAATGACTGCAAACTTAAACGACTATCCTTACTTGTTGCCACCAAGCGCTCGATATCAACTACAAATGATAGATCTTGGTTCAAATGAAGAAAAAGTTGATTTCTTTTATAGATATAAACGTAAAACAGAACATCTATATCTCGGAGTAATTTCAACTAAAATAGTTGAGCTTGAAGGTGTTAGCTATATTGTAAAACAATTTTTAAATTACTTACAAGGCGAATTATATCTGAAAGAAGCAAACAGAGATACACACCTTTCAGTAAAAATAGTTCCTAAATTGTGCTGGTTAGCTGATTCTTACTTGACTAACGGATTTCAATATCCTATGTGTGTTCATTACAATCCGCGGATACAGAAAAATGTAATGCATCCTGGATCAACACGTAATCATATTATCAGTTTGTTTCATAAAAATAAAAATATTGAAGTGCTTTATTTTAATACAGGCGGAGTTACATTTGACTTCATGACTAATTTTAAAATAATTGAAAAAGATCAATTACTGTCATATAACGGATTATCAATCAGTATAGCGTTGGATCACTGTTCAACTATTCCACATATAAATTTAGATGAACACGCAATGGATACACAATTACCAGTTTGGCAGAACAAAATTCAAAGCAGATTATTAAATTCAAATTTTTCCGTATATTGCGATAAAGAACTTCCGCATTTTAAAAAATGGATTACACCTGATGAAAACACAGCCCAAGTGAAGATTTACATAAAGGATCCAAACGACAAGGATGATATTGTCAAAGCGTGTATAATGACACTAATTGGCAGACCTTATGAGTCTCCGTCTTTAAGGGTGGTACTATGATACCAATTTTTATAGGTTACGATACAAGAGAAACTGTTGCATATCATGTTTGTACTAATAGTATTATTAGTAAGGCATCGTCACCTGTAAGCATTGTACCGCTTGCATTAGGATTACTAAAAGATTATAACGAAACGCACACTGACAGCAGTAATCAGTTTACTTATACAAGATTCCTAGTTCCGCAACTAACAGGATATAAAGGATGGGCAATCTTTATCGATGGAGATATGGTTGTTCGAGATGACATTGTAAATTTATGGAACCTTAGAGACGAAACTAAAGCTGTACAAGTTGTTAAACACAATTATAAAACTAAGGCTTCTAAAAAATACCTTGGAAGTAAGAACGAGGACTATCCACGTAAGAATTGGTCAAGTGTAATCCTTTGGAATTGTGAGCACCCTGCAAATTATTCATTAACTACAGAGTTTGTACAATCAAGTACAGGTGCAGAACTGCACAGATTTACTTGGCTGACAGATGAATTAATTGGACATTTGCCAATAGAATGGAACTGGTTAGTTGATGAATTTGGAGAGAATCCTAGTGCAAAATTGTTACACTATACATTAGGAACTCCTTGTTTTGATGAATTTAAAAACACTCCAATGAGTGAATACTGGCATAATGAATTACTTTTAGCTACATATTGCCAGCAAATAAATACAAAAAGGGATTAAAATGCTAGAAACAATATGTGATATTATGGTAGACGCTTATAAGCGCAACTGGATTACTAGTCGAGATGGTAACGTAAGTATTCGCCACCACGACCGTGATCACTTTTATATCACTCCCAGTGGTGTCCGTAAGCAGACACTACAACCTGATCAGTTTAAGAAAATTAAAATTTGGAGAACTATCAATAGTGGTGTAGGCAGTGCTGCATTCAATTATGCTTGGGAAGATATGGAGTACACTGATATCAGTGCCAATCTAAAACCTAGCGGAGAGATTCCATTACATTTTGGTCTACAAAAAGAAATGGGTCAACACAGTGGTGAAGTTCGTGTAATTGTACACGTTCATCCTACTTACTGCATTGCAGCCATGCATGCCGGAATTGACCTTAGCACTATTAGTAGTGCGTTTCCAGAACTTAATCGCTATACTAAAGTAGCACCAAATGTAGGTGATGTAGCTCCTATTAGTCAAGAGCTTGCAGACCAATGCCATAGGAATTTGCAGTTAGATAGAGATGGCAACATTGCCTACGACATAGTAGGCATTAAAGGGCATGGTGTTGTGGCAATAGACACTAGCCCGTGGCGTGCTTATGAGCACATAGAAAGATTAGAACATATTTGCAAGATAGTACTTGCATCAGGAAAATACTAATGAGTAAACAACAATACAACCTAAACACAAAGACAGACTATTTGAATCGTAAAATGTTTCTGGATCCAGAAGGGCCAGTTACTATCCAACGGTTCGAAGAAGTAAAATATAAAAAGATTGCAGACTTTGAAACAACTGCACGTGGCTTCTTTTGGGTACCAGAAGAAATTAGTCTAAGCAAAGATGCCAACGACTTTAAGGATTCATCAGATGCAGTTAAACATATCTTCACTAGTAACCTACTTAGGCAAACTGCTCTTGACAGTCTGCAAGGCCGCGGCCCAAGTCAAATCTTTACTCCGGTCATAAGCCTACCTGAATTAGAAGCATTAGTTTACAACTGGACATTCTTTGAAACTAATATCCATAGTCGTAGTTACAGTCACATCATTCGTAATATCTACAATGTGCCTAAGGAAGTGTTTAATACTATCCACGACACTAAAGAGATTGTCGACATGGCAAGTAGTGTAGGCAAGTATTATGATGACTTACATCAAATTAATTGTCTAAAGGAAGCTGGTCAAACAGTTACAGAAGAACAACACATCGAAGCAATTTATCTAGCATTACATGCCAGCTATGCACTAGAAGCATTCCGTTTTATGGTTAGCTTTGCAACAAGCCTAGCAATGGTAGAGAACAAGATCTTTATCGGTAATGGCAACATTATCAGTCTAATCCTACAAGACGAGTTACTACACAAAGGTTGGACAGCTTTCTTGATTAATCAAGTGGTTAAAGAAGATCCACGCTTTGCCAAAGCCGCACAAGAATGCCACGACGAAGTTATACAAATTTATAAAGATGTTATTGCAGAAGAAAAAGCATGGGCTGAATATTTGTTTATGAAAGGGCCTGTTATTGGACTTAATGCTAACATTCTAAAAGATTTCGTTGATTATACAGCAGTTGGTGCATTAAAAGATATTGGACTCAAATATTGGAACCCGGCGCCAAAATCGACGCCTATTCCTTGGTTTAACAAACATAGCGATACTAGCAAAAAACAATCTGCATTGCAAGAAACTGAAAGTACTAATTATGTTATTGGTGTGATGTCAGATGCTATTGACTATAGCGAGCTACCAAGTTTATAATAGACTTTTAGGAAAAAATATGATTACAATTTATTCAAAAAATAATTGCCCATTTTGCGATAGAGCCAAGACGCTTCTAGAATCAAAGGGTGTAGAATTTAAAACAGTAAATATCGAGGATGAAACTGATGCACGTAGTTTCTTAGTTGATCAAGGACTGCGTTCAGTTCCGCAGATATTTAAAGACGGCACTTTATTGCCAGGCGGATATCAAGGACTTGCAAGTAAACCAGAAGAATTTTTTGAAACATTAAAGGAATAATATGTTAATAGATAAAGGCGTAAGCGTAGGTGAAGTAATTACTTTAAAACTTACCAGCGGTGAAGAAATTGTTGCAAAACTAGTTGAAGAAACTCCAACTCATTACAAACTTGGAAAACCAGCTGTTATTGGAATGGGTCCAAAAGGCCCAGGTTTGATGCCATACTTGTTTACCGTTAGTCCAGACAAGGAAGTTAAATTGCTTAAAACTACAGTTACAGTATGCGAAGCAACAGACAAACAATTTGCAGATCAATTTATTGAACAGACTACGGGAATAAAACTAGCATAAATATTCCAAACAGGAGATAATATATGCCAACAACAGTTACAATGACAGGGCCAGGAACAACTACTATTGTTGACGATGCTGCCGCGGCAATTGTTGCACAAACTGCGGCTCTCGGAGGAGAGTTACTTTTTATGAGCACGGATTTATTTTATCTTCGAGCAAACTTAGAAAGTCTAGTCGAGCAGTCTAAAATTCAATCAAAGGCTTTGAGTGATTTGAGTGTTAGTATTGCTGGTCTTTCAGCTGCTACTAGTAACTTAGGAGTCATTCAAGCGGCCGCTGCTGCAAATCAAATTCAAACTAATAATTTTAAAGTTGCTGCAACTAAACAAACAATGGCCGCAACTGGGCAAACACCTCCAACAATGCCTCCTATACCGGACCAGATGACAGAAGTTATTACTAACTCTATGACACTTAATGCCGCGGCAGTTACAGAAGGAGCTATTACTAATTTCATTACAACTCAAGCAACTGCGGCACAAACTTGGATTGTTGGCACAGAAACTTATAAAGATGTTACCAACTGGTTGAAGAAACAAAAAGATACATTAGTTTCTGCAATATTCCCTCCAAGTCCAAAGGGAGTTGCACAATCGGCCAAGTCAATTACTGCTGTTAAGGATCCAACACTCTAACGATTTATGAGTCTTAGAAAGATAACAATCACAGCTACTCCCCAGCCAGGAACTAGTAATTTACCTTATCCGGTAGGAACTCTTCCACCGTTTGTTCCTGTTACAACAACTGTTGTTGATACCGATGCTGTGGCAATTGCTGCACAAACTGCGGCTCTCGGAGGAGAGTTACTTTTTATGAGCACAGATTTATTTTATCTTCGAGCAAACTTAGAAAGTTACATAGAACAACAAAAAGCAATAAACAAAGCCATTTCAGATATTGATGTAGCATTACAGGGACTGATGTCCGCAATTTCATCACAGACAGTAATAGTTGCTGCGGCTGCTTCAAATCAGATTCAAACAAATAACTTTGACAATGCTGTATCAAATGCTAGTGCCCTCGACATGCCGAGCCTGCCTGAACAACTTAAAGAACAGATTGTTGGAGCTGGTACTATTAGAACTGCTGCAACTGCACAAGGTACAGTGACTAATTATGCAACAGAGCAAGCGGGTAGAACAGTATCTTGGATTACTGGAACAGAAACATATAAAGGTACTACGGGTTGGATTAAAAGGCAAATCGATGCTTTAAAAAGTTTGATTTTCCCTCCAAGTCCGGAAGAAGTTGAACAGTCAACTAAGTCTATATCCGGTGTAAAAACCCCATAATAATATGCCAAGCGTAGCTAGAGTTAAAAAAGATATTGGTGCTGATTTGTTAAAAGTCACAACTAACAAAACTGTTTTTGTTGGCGACCAACCATGGGCAGTTGCAACAGAAGGAACAGTTTCAGTATTAGGCGATGTCATTGTTGCTAGCCAAACTACGGTATATGTCGAAGATAAACGTATTGCTGTTAAAGGTGCCATGATGGCATCTGGTGTGGCAGTGACGGTGCTACCAACCGATCCTAATGTAGAAGCTGGAAACGTTGGACCGTAGTCAAAAACATTGACAATACCAGTTTGTTTTGCTAAATTAGTAGTAGAGCTAACAGCTCACCATTAAAGGAGAAACAAAATGGCACAAAATAGACATCCAGAATTCACAGCAATCGTCGAAGCAATGGAGAGCGATTTCGAAAAGTTTTACGATAAAGAAGTCGGTGCAGCCGGCACACGAGTTCGCAAGCATTTGCAAGAACTTGCTAAACTATGTAAAGATGTTCGTAACGATGTAACAGCCGTTAAGAACGCTCGCAAAGAATCAAAATAAATACTATATGGCCTACAGTGATAGAGTAATTGATCATTATGAAAATCCAAGAAATGTAGGATCATTTCCAAAAGATGATCCTACAGTTGGCACCGGTATGGTTGGTGCACCAGCGTGTGGAGATGTAATGAAGTTACAAATCAAAGTTGGCGAGAATGGAATTATAGAAGATGCTAAGTTTAAGACTTACGGATGTGGGTCGGCAATTGCGTCTAGCTCTCTTGTTACAGAATGGCTCAAAGGTAAGACTCTTGACGAAGCAGGAAGCATTAAGAATTCTGCGATTGCAGAAGAGCTCGCCCTACCTCCGGTCAAAATACATT